GCCCACATGCGTGGAAAGCTTAAGCGCGTGTGATGACGCTCAGAGGCTTGTGTTTTACCTTACCTTCCCCCCCCACTGGGGGAGCCGCGAACGGGTGCACTTGAGGGTGACCCGTGAACGCTTCGTTATATTGAAGACGTTCCCTTTCGCTGGAAGCGTGCGCTTACCGATCTCCCATGGTCTCGACTGTTGTCGTTCGCCCAGGGACGCCATAAGCTTCCGAAAATGGAAGTCATGGTATCCCTTACCAAGGCGTTCGAAGTCGACGGCCACGGGGACAAGTTTGTACACACACTTTGCAAGCCCGAATCCTTTTCCCCATTTCTCCTCACGAGGTTTCTTCCACGAAAAGAGATACGTATCAAGACTCTCCGAAGGTGGTCCGTAAAACTGCTCCCGATAAATTGGGGGTAAGTATTTGCGGATAAGCCCTAGGGTGGTAGAGAAATCTAATCCCCACTCCCAAGGAAGCCTACGCTCCAACTCAAAAATCGAATTGTGAAGGTAGAACAAATCGGAGATGCCTCTCAACTTATTGGTTAAAAAGAGGGGCCTTACAGGAATCCCAAGGAAATAGTCTTTTCCACACGATTCACGGAACGGACCGTCACTGAAGGATTTATCTTCGTTTACACGAAAACCCAGCAGTTCGAGCAGCTCTATGAGGTAGGAGTAAGCTTCTTTGGGGACAATGATGTCATCCCCGTAGACGCAAGACGGCCCTGTGGCTTTTTTCCTTCGGACAGCAGTACGTACAGCTGCACCGAAGATCAGGGTTTCCAAAGCAAACGTAAAGCCATTACCCATCGAGGACATTTTCTCGAAAATCAGGGTACCACCACCCGGCATCTCGCCAGCAGGGCAGCGCAAATCTAGAAGCAGGTCGAACCAAGCAGGGGGCAGAAGTAACCGACAGCACATAAGTGCAACGGTGTCTGACGCACCAGCGAGGTCTAAAGTGCAAAGGTCCCCAAGAAGGGAACCAATATACGCACAATCCTGATTCCAGGTTTGATCGTCGAGATCGTAACCCCAGAAGCGGTTAATCTGCCGCCGGAAGTATCGATCTACGCCTAGTTGTAAATAGACGTTAAGACGAGGCTCTATAGCTATAGTCCTATCAATTTCGAAGGACTTGGGAACGGAGGTAATGCGGCTGAAGTTATGTACTCGGAACACTCTAGACCAGAAATCTTCAAGGTCTATAGGCCCGTATAGGTTGTCACACCGTCTACGGTACCATTCGTCCAGAGCACCCAGCCAGCGTTCATCGCTGGCAATAACTCCTTTAGCTAGGGGTAGCGCCTGTTGAGTGACGTAGTACGGAAGATTACGGAACTTAAAAAACTCCGTGACTTCTCCCGTGCTAGAATCAGTCTCAACACTTGCGCCTGGCCCATGCTTGGATCTGACGAAGACATCATCAGGGGGACACTCTCCAATAACCCGTTTTATATCAGCTCGCATTTCTTCCAGCACGTTGAGAAAATCCTCGTGCCAGTCGTTTAGCTTGCATACCGAACGGAAGTTTTCTACGTTGAATAGGGCGCAATGCCGCTCCAAACTAAGGAACTTAGCAATGGCCTTCTTCTTCGCTTCTTTCGCGCGGAAGGGGTACTTTTTTAGGAAAGCTCCTGCTTGGTACTGAACAAAAAAGAGGAAGGCGTTTCGCCTCTCAGTACCAACTCGCTCTACAATACATCGTGGTGTGAGTTCGGGGATAATACCAATAAGATCGTCAATTGACCGTCGGCGGACAATACCCTTAAGACGCGCGAAAAGCGCATCCGAGGACACCGTTGCTTCATGGCTCATTGACGACATCTCGGTTTTTCTCCACAGGTCGTCCAAAAGGGTACCAAAGATCTTCCATTGTAGATCCTTGGGTAAGGTCAATTTCTCTCTGACCTTGGCACCAGCCTTGATAAATTTCATACCTAGACCTCCATAAAAATGCGGTTAGCTGTTTAAGTTTCCTGCTGCAAGATGTGAATCTGCCGCAGGGCCGCATTGATACGAATTGCGATGCCCATTTGGAGATGAGCGATAATTTGCTCCTCTGTGACACCCTTCGGAAAAGAGTCTGAAAACTCGGTTATCATTGCGGATGAGACGTTATTACCGTCCGCACCTACAACTGTGACCGGAGTCGTCAGCTTCTGCCGATCGCGCATTACACCCAGGAAATTGCCCGAAGCTTTGGGCAGGGTGCAGTACAGCGTAACGTTATGATCACCACCGACGTGGTCAGGGAATGTATATACGGATCTCTCCGAAAATTCCCTAAAACGGCGAATGGTGACATCAACGGGGTTCCCATCACCTTCTGCATCATATGCGAGGGTTATCGTGTTATCCAACATGGTAATTACTCCTTCGGTAATAGAATGTGTCAGCGAAGCAGCTGACTTGCAAGTTTTCGTCCAATGACAACCAGGTCAGCGACCTTGGATACATTGAGACCTTTATAACGGTAGGTTGGGAGGATTTGGCGGGAGGGGTTTGCCCACCTCGCCTTCACCTGCAACACGCAGGAATATCCTCCATTCTCTGTTACACTCCGTTCCGAAATCACCATCGGGGCCCAAGGCGCCATAATCGGCGCGGGTTTACCCGTGATCTCGGTGGAGCGGGTTTCAACTACCCACGAACTAAGGGGTGTAAGCCCCAGCCGTGGTTCCCATGATGCTATCCACTGACCGATGTTAAAAAACCAGTCAAGGACAAACGATAAGCGAGTAATCGCCCACGCAGCACTCACAGGAGCGTCTAAACCAAGATGCGTCCACCACCCAGTCAATTCAGGATTCAAGGAGTATAGTACCCCTGCCTTAATATTCCGGGTAGTAGTGACGTCACGCCGAATGTTGGCGTTATAAATGATACCACCAGTAGTTTCTAGATAGCTCGTGGAGTGAGCATAATCATATGTGCTTTTTCGCGCGGTTTTCCTTGTAGCGATTTCGACTTTCGTCTCTAAAGCTGCAAGATACGCCTTGACCTCAAAAATAAGAGGCCGAATAGCGTAGCGCCACTCCATCCAGCTATCTTCCGTCAGGGAACCCAGCTTCTTCGCTGCGCGTTTCCTGGCACCCTTACTGGTACGAAGGGATTTCAACTGATTCAACATATCGAGATACTGCCGTTTCTTGAGCGCGGCCATGGCCGCGATCAAACGTTTCAGCACATCTCTAAACCAGTCTACAGTCTCGGGCATTTCGCCCAGGGATGCCAATACCTCCAACTCGGAGATATCGACCCTTGCATAGGCAGCAGTAACAGCTTCATCTCGAAGCGAGCCTTCGTCGGTTTTAATTAGATTAATCGCTTCCTGCAAATTCGCAGGTGGAGTGATAATCGAGTTAGCACCGTCGGGACAGCCAAGCATCTTTCCGTAATCATAAGTGGTTACATATGATGCTCCCGGCCATCGCCCTACGCAGTGAACCAGCATTGGTTGAAACGTACTTGTCAGACTCACTTCGATAAGATCATTTGTAATGATTTCACCGTTGTTCATCCTATCCTTCCAATTTGGAACAACAACATCCCAACACCGTTTATACACACGGGCTGACCGGAAAGATTTGGTCAGCGGTCCATATGCATACGGATCAGTCGGGGGTGTTGCCAAATAGGACTCAAGGTACGTACTCCAATCACCGTTATCACTTAAGATTCTGTCTCGAGAGACAGAAAGGTCCTCCCAATCCATACACACTCCTTCGCCTTACGGCTTGGGCGTGTTTAGAAGAGAGGGAACCCTGCGCCACGCCTTACACGCATGGCCCCAAAAATACCCTTCCCCCCAATGTCCACCGAGCGCATAACATGCGTGTTCCTTGCGTACTTACGCAGCCATAGGGACTCAATGATTTGCATTGGAGGGAAGGATAATTCGAACACGTAATCGTCATGAGACTAGCAATTGCCCGTTTCTTCGGGTTTGCGACACTCTACACGATAACGCTTCGAGGGGTCTTAAGTGGGCACGTGCAGATCTTCACAGATCCGCGGACCTGGCGAGAGCCAGG